CACCTGCCACAGGTGCCCGAAGCTGCACTGGCCCGAGCGGCTGGTGCTCGGCTTGTAGACGAACGCCAGCGCGAAGCGACCCCACGCGTTGACGATGTTTTCGGTCGCACCTTCGATCGCCGTGTTGATCTGCGAGGCACCGACGAACAGGTGCTGGATCCGGAAGAAGGCCTTGATCGCCTCGTCGGGGATCGGCCCACCGTTGGTGTACTTGATGCGGTCTCGGAGGTTCGAGCCGAGGCGCAGCTTGTCGTAGGTGTCTTCGCTGATCGCCAGCGCGTTCGCCCGACGGCCGCACTTGGCACGGAGGGCGCTGTTGGCCGTCACCATGTGAGCCTCGATGTCGCCGGTGTCGTCCCAGCGATCCCCGGCCGACAGGGTGGACTGCAGCGCGGACGGGAAACGGGTGGCGTCGGTGGCAATCGACGCAGCGATGGCCTCACGGTTGTTGAGGAGGCCGTCGAGCACCAACTGCGCCTGCTCGGTGTCCGAGTACAGCCACTTGAACGCGTCGGCCGCGTCCTCGACCTCGCTCGGGTCCGTCTCAGCCGCGAGCTTGTGGTGCTCGAGCGTGATGGTGCGCTTGAAGATGCTGCGCTGGATGATGTCCGCGACGGCGTTGTGACCCTTGCGAGTGTTGTAGAGGCGCAGAGCCTCCGTGTTCACCTGGGGCACGAGCACCGACGTCTTCGGGACCAGGCGCGGATCGAAGACCTTGTCGGCGATGTAGTCGCTGGGCTCCATCGCGCGAGCGAAGAGCAGGCCATCGACAGCGTTGGGAACCACCACAACAGATCGGTCGTACATGGAGTGTTTTCCTTTGGGGTTTAGAGGGTGAGTGGGCTCAGGCGTTCGCCATGCCCTTGACGTTGGGGACGTTGAGGAGAACGGCGATCACTTCGCCGTCCGCTCCCGCCGCGGTGAGCGCGACGCCGACGGAGCGCGCGGTGGCGCCCGCCGCGGTGGACACCTTGCCGGCACCCGCCGCGGTGACCATGACTTCGGCCCCCTCGGAGACGGGGCCGGAGGCGACCAGCAGCGCGATGCCGCCGGTCTGGATCGTGACGCGATCTCCATCGGCCGACTCGCCGCTGTTCATCGAGGTGCCGATACAGATGTCGGTGATCGCCGTGCAGGGCGCGACAGTGAATTCGCCGGTGGTGGTGTCGCGGGTGCCGAGCTTGACGGCACGGTTGGCGGCGACGTCCGCGGAGCACTTCAGCGTGTCGGGAGAGGTACCGCGGAGATTGCGAGCAGCAGAGAAAGCCATGGGTCAGTTCCTTTGTGGTTGGAGTGGAAAGAAGGGGTTCAGCCCGCGATGCGGCTGGTGACCGTGGGAGTGCTCTGCGCCGCGAGCTCGGGGTGCTTGCGCATCGCCGCCAGGAGCGAGTCGGCCTCGCCGAGCCCCTGGTCCTTCGCGATGGCCGCAGCGCTGGCCTTCAGCTTCTCGAACGCGGTGACCGGGGTTTCGGACTTCACGCCTTCGCCGTGGCCGAGCTCGCCGAGCTTCACGACTTCCGGGAAGTCCTTGAACATCGCGGTCGCGGCGTCGACGCCGGCCGACGCGGCCACCTTGCGGAAGCCTTCCTTCAGCGCCGGGGTGGTGACGCGGGTGAGCAGCGCGGGGCTGGCGAGGGCCGCGACGATTTTCGTCTCGGTCTCCGCGGCCTTCGCCGACGCCTCGAGCGACTGCACCTTCTGCTCGAGCGCGACGCGGGCGGCCCGCTCGGCTTCGAGGTTGAGCTTCAGGGGCTCGACGGCGGCAGACGCCTTGAGGGCCGTCTCCTTCTCTTCGGCGCTCGCCTTCAAGCGCTCGGCCACCGCAGCGACTTCCTGCTCGGTGGGTTCAGCGGACAGGCCAACGGCGGCCAACAGCAGTGCGATGTTCTTCATGGACTTGTGCTCCTTGGCCGCGGGGGCCGGGGTGTGGGGTTGGGCGGGTGGAACTCCGAAACGCGACGCCGCCACCCGCGGCATCTCTTTGAAGAAGGGGTCGTTCAGCAGGCCGGCGCCGAGCAACGTCGGGCCCTGGCGCTGGCCAGTCGCCACGTCGAGCGCGTCAGGGCTCCACTCAGGCGAAAGGTGCCGCAGCTCGTCGGCCTTGATGCGCGCGAGCGCGGCCGCGGTGAAGGAGATCAGCGCGTAGAGCCCGTCAGCACGGGCCTCGACGTCGAGAATCCACCCGCTCGCGACCTTCTGCTCGTTGGGGACCGGAACGTCGGAGCCGCCGCGGTGGAAGTAGTCGACCGGGAGCTGAGGGGCGCCGCGCTTCTTGAAGTTGCGCACCAGCGTCGCCACGTAGGCGTCGTCGATGACGACTCGCCCGCCTGGGAAGTCGCCGCGGTGGAAGACGCCCTTCGGGAAGAGCATCTGCCACTTCGCGCCGGTGCCGCTGGCGAAGGCGCGAAGCCGCTCGTCGTAGAAGCGGAGACCGAGGGCGCTCACGCTTCACCTCGGCTGAAGTTGAAAATCTTCAGACAGCGGCAGTTGTCGCCACCGTCGCAGTCACGGGTGAGCGGCGGCGTGTAGCGCTCGTCTTCGTCGCTGCCGAAGTCGAAGACCGAGCCGTCGAGCTGGTTGCACGGCGAGCAGGTGCCAGAGTCGAGCACTGCGGAGAGCTCGACCGTGGAGATCCGGTCGCCGTATTCGGCCGCGAACTCTTCCCGGCCCAGGCTGAATGCCTTCGCGGTGACGAGCCCGGCGTCTTGCTTGAAGGCGCCCGAATTCACCTGGCGCTCAAGCGCCTGGGTGATGACGTCAGCCGGCTCGCCACCGGTGCGCAGCACGTCGATGGCTTCCTTCTCGAGGTCGCTGCTGAGCCGCTGGCCCATACGGCGGACCAGGTGCTTCCGAATGGGCGCGAGAGCGGCCTCGGTCTCGGCGTGCGCCTCGTCGGACATCTCGGGGGTGGGCCGGCGATCGTCCTGCTCTTCTTCGGCAGCGCGGAGCGGCGTGCGGTGCAGCGACTCGCGCGAGACGTGCCGGTAGCCTTCGGCGCGAAGCTCGTTGAGGTACTCGCCGACAAACGCGTCGATGCGCGTCATGTCGAGCTTCACCTTCTCGGCAACATCGGTCGCGTCGCCGTCGACCATCGCGGCCTTCACGTCGGGCAGCGCCTTCGTCAGCGCCTCAGCGACGAGCGGCTTCACGCCGTCAGCGAAGACTTCGCGCCGGGTGTCGAAGAGGTTGGCGATGGCCTCGAGGTCGAGCGCCTGCTCTGACGCACGCAGCGGCCGGCGCGGAGTGAATGCCGCGGTCGCCTTCGTGGTGGGCTCAGACTCGTTCTTCTGTGCAGGCGTCTGCACGTCGTCGGGTTTCGACGGAGGCTCACCAGGAGAACCACCGCCAAACGGAGCAGGAGGAGGCGGGGGCTTCGGCGATGGGAACTTCTTGAGCGGTTCGACCAGCTTGCTCGCCTGCTCCGGAGTGATGCGCAGAGTGATGACGAGCAGCAACTCGGTCGTCTCGAAGGGGAGGTTCTTCTGCGCGCACGACTCGAGCAGCGCGCGGGCCTCAGCGCTCTGAGCCCCATTGAGCGCGGTGTCCTGGGCCTTGACGTCAGTGACTGCCCCGGCGACGGCCGGCACACCCGGACCAGTGGGCACACGGGCCGCCGACATCGGGTCCTTCTCAGGAGTCTCGCCTTCGGCAGCCTCGTGCTCCGGCGTCTCGGACTCTTCGTCTTCGTGCTCGTCGACCGGGGCCATGCCCAGGCGCTCGCGAGCGACGTTCTCGTCAGAAGCCCGAATCTTGATGACGCCGGTCTGCGTCGCCTTCTGCAGCGCAGTGAAGAGCTGCTCCGGGTCCATCTCCGGGCGGCGCGGGCTCAGCTTCAGCGTGGGGTAGGCGAGCTGCGCGCCCCAGTTGGCGTCAATCTGCTTCCGCGTCCACCCGGTGTACGGACGGTTTGCGACGCCGTTCAGCACTCCCTCGGCCATGGCGAAGATGCCGCCGAGGAATGCGCGGGCCTGGGCGCTGTGGACTTCGCCGACGCTGCGCGAGCCGGTCGAGCCGGTGCCGAGCACAACCTGCTGCGCACCAACCGACTGAAGGATGAGCAAGCCCAGCGCGTTGAACGCTTCGATGCAGGCGACGCGGGAAGAGGGCGGGCTGAAGGTCCACTTCAGATCCCACCCGTACGGCATCACGATGTTCGCGTTCTCGTGCGCGACGATGTTGGCGAGGAACTTCTCCAGGCTCTTCCGCTCGTCGGGAGACAGGTTCGCCGCGCCAGCCTGTGAGACGGCAATCGGAATGCCCGCGCTCTCGCGCACGAGGCTGATGCCGATCAGCTTCGCCAGCTCCTTGCGGACCCGAATCAGGTGGTAGCTGGGTCGAAAGGCGCTGAAGCCCAGGTAGTTGTCGCCGCTGCGGTTCCAGCTGAAGAGCTCGAGCTTCCCCGCGGGAATGTCGATGTCGCCAATCGCATTGCCAGGGCGAAGGCCGTACGGGTTCACCTGCCGGACGAAGGCAAGCTGCCCCTTTTCGTCGGGTTGCCAGCCGTTCTGATGAATGCTCGACGGCAGGCGCTCGGCCAGCTTCGAGATGACGAAGCCCTGGCCGCCGGGGAGCTGCGGGAAGACCGCCTGCCCCCAGACGTCCTCGAAGAGCGAGAAGCCAGAGCCGAGCGAGCCGCGGCCCATCTGCGAAAGGAACTCAGCCCAGCCTGGCTCGACTCGGTCTTTGCTCCACGCGAGGAAATCGGCTTGCGCCTGCCCGTCCTTGTTCAGCTTCGGATCTGGCGCCTCAATGTCAGCGCGCGCGTCACGGAGAGGCGCGATGACGAAGTCGAGGCCGGTGGCGACGGCGACGTCGGTGTGCCGCGCCTCCTCCCAGAAGCCCCATTCGCGCGTGCCCGCCTGCCCGTAGGCGAGTTGGTGCACCAGCTTGAGGTTCGACTCGACCTGCAGATCACCGTAGCGGTTGCCGGTGCCGGTGACGCCCTTCTCACCAGTGACGGGCGCCTGAATGACAGGACCGGCAGGGAGCGCGGCAACGCTCGCAGCCGCGGCGACGATGGCCGGGCGGCGGAGGTAGTCGAGCGCTCTCTGGTACCAGGTGGCCGCCACGTCGCGGACCACACAGCGCGCCGAGTCTCACGCTCTACACCTGCTCAGAAGTCGTCGGCCGATTCAGGGAAAAGGGGCGTCGGCTCCTCCGGCATCATGCTCGTGCCGCCGCTGCCCACCACGTGCAGCTCGTTGTACCCGCCGGACCAACCGTCGACCTGGTCATCGTTGGTGCCCATCGGGAAGGCCTCGAGCTCGTCGAAGAAGTCGTCGTTCCAGACGCCGCGCACCACGTAGACGCGGCCCTGACTCGCAGCCGCGCTGGCCGGACGGGCGCGCGTCACCTTGTCCTTGTGCTGTGAGTGGCCGATGACAACGTAGCCAGGCAGGGCACTGCGCTGCAGGTGCGCGATGTAGAGCTTCGAATTGGAGCCGGGCTCTTGCTCGAAGTGCTGGGCAACTTCGCGGCCGTCGGCCTCGGCAGTGGCGATGATCTCCTTCTCCATCTGGTCCGGGTTCCAACGGCCGCGCTTCACGTGCTCGATGAAGTAATCGCCTTTGTATTCGGCCACCTTCACGCCAACCGCGTAGTCGGGCCCTTTCGCTTTGGAGCCCTTCTTCGCTTCCGTCGCTGCGAGATCCCAGTAGCGCACTCGCCGAGCGGCTGGTGGCGGCGGGTGGTCCACAATCTTGAACCAGGGCCGTTTGAAGTACTCGCCCGCCTGCTTCACGTTCCAGTCGCCGTGCTCAAGCTGGCGGCGGGTGACGGGATCGAGCTCGGCGAGAGACTCGCGGTAGCTGTCCTGGTCCAGATGCGGGTTGTCGTCGAGACGCGCGGGAATGAAGACACGGCGCTGTTTCGTCTGGCTCTTGAAGAAGCGGGAGAAGACCCAGTCGTGCCCGTCGCCACCCGGGTTGCTCGCGCTCCGCACTCTCAGGGGCACGGTGGCAGCCTTCAACCGGCGCCTGCGCGAGAAGAGGTACGTGTACTGCGAGCGGGAGAACTGGGTCAGTTCGTCGAAACCGATGAACTGGTACTCGGCCCCCTGGTGCTCGTACTTGTCGTTCTCTGAGTCGAGGTGGCCGAAGGAAAGCACCGCCCCGGAAGGAAAGCGCCATTGATGCTTCTGCTCGTTCCACTTCGCGTCGGTGCCCGCGAGCCACTCCCTCGCGCGGTCCATCAGCGCGCCGGGTTTGGCGAGGTCCGTGAACTTCCGGCGAAAGATGATCGCTGAGTAGCCCGGAATGTCGACGTACTGCAGCGCCGCCATGAGCAGAGCGCTCGACTTCCCGCCACCAGCCGCGCCGCCGTAGAGCGCCTCGTTTTGATCAAGAAGAAGGAACGCCTGTTGCTGTGGCGTCGGCGCCTGGCGGATGTACTTCGTCCACTTCGGCGTCAACGACGTCATCAGTTCCGCCTGATGCTGCGCCGGGAGTGAGTGCACCAGCTCGAGCCATGATTCCGAGGACTGAGGCAGAGCGCTGAGGGGTTGCTTCAATTTTCACCTCTATGGTTTTCGTCTCGTCGAAGGAGATGGGCTTCTCACCACCGCCCACCTGCAGCTCTTTGATGGTGGTGATGCCGGCGCGGTTGAGCAGCTCGAGCAGCGTCTCGATCGCCGGCAGCGCCGCGCCCGCCTTGATGAGCTGCTTCACCTGCTGCTCGATCTGCTTCAGGTAGAACGGGCTTTGGAGCTTGAGCCGATTGCGGGTCTCTTCCGCGGCGCGCTTCGCGGCCTTCGTCATCTTCTTGCGACCGGGCCCGGGCGGCCGACTCACTCCCTTAGGGAACGGCTTTCCCCTCGGCTTCTTCTTCGCGGTCAGAGGGAGTGGGGCCTTGATTTGCTGTTTTTTCTTACCCACGGTGGCCCCCCGGCTGGCTGTGCTTCGCGACCCGCTCGAGAAGTTCCTCGAGCAGGGACTTTTTCCGGAACGCTGTGGCCTTGGACATGCCGAGCCGCTCGTAGATAACGGCCCAGGCCACGCCCTCGTCGCGCCACCGGTTCACCTTGATGAGCTTCTCGAGCAGGACG